GTTGTTATGTCCATAGCGTTTACCAATATCAATTAAGCCTAGTGGTGATGAGCTAAAGGGACATTTTAACTTTGGGAAATAGTGACATTACAACTTTGCGCTTACAGCCTAACTGCGTATTATGTCTGATTATGTTTAATGGTGCATATCTTATAAATGTAGTGCAACCTCTTGTATTTAGAGGTTTTATCATTGAAGTATCGCGAAATGAGTAAGAATTACATTTTTCGTAAATTGGAGTGCCAATTAACTAAAGAACAAACCGCTAATCTGTGTTTCAAAAGTGTGAGAACTGTCACAAGGTGGGATGAGGGTCAAACAATCCCACCTGAATGCAAAAGGCTTATGAGGATAGTCAGAGGAAGAGAGTTAGGCGTGACGGATGAGTGGAAAAAATTCAAAATACATTACGACAAAATAGAGCTACCAACAGGACAGCTTATATCTGCACAGCAAATGATACTAGGTATAGCATTAGTTGAAATACAATCCGAACTAGAACTTAAGACGTCAACAAAGTTGCTTAAGTATGCTCGAATACTAGCAGATTTAGTTAAGGAGTAACGTTTAGGCTCCATGGAGTGGAGCCTATATGGAAAACTAAAACTACTAGTTATTATCGAGCAAGGGGAAGAGGCCTTTGCCATAAAAGTCGTACAACATAAATGGGAAAGACGATAGGACTGCTATTTGCCTTTGAGGGATATGCTGTGACAATTGTTCTTCAAAGATATTGAATTGTTCTAGTTGTTGGGTAGGTAGGACAGCTGTTTGATGAACCAGAATATTTCCCCGAATTAAGTTGGATTCCGTAATTTCTTTCCATATATTGAGATCATATGCACCCCAATTGTGATAGCTCCTAGAAAGATTGGGGTCTGTATTAACCCAATTTTTATAACCGAGTAAATCATCATTTTCAATGGGGTGTATGATTTGAGTAGGTTGAGTGCCAAACTGATGTCTTATTGCTTCAACCATTGGATAACTAACACACAAAAGCCCCTTATCTTGAGAATCATTAAAATGTTCTAACATTTCTTGCAAGTGCTCATCGTTCGCATTAGAACAATGACAGTCATAATCGAAAAATAAGTATATATCACTAATTTCGTCGTAATCTTCAATATCTAAGACATCTTGGTCTGTTTGTGTAATAACTTGCTTCTTTTTGATTTCTTCAACAATTACGTCATACATCTCTATATAAGGGTCATCCTTAATTTTTGTGTATAGTTGATAAATGTTACAACCATAAGATGCCCTTAGTAATGAGTTTGATTCTTCATTTATAAAAAATCTGGCTAGGTTGTTTGCGATATTGGGTTCTGTTCTACGCCCTTCAAAAATAAAAAGTACCGTACTACTCATCAAAAGCACCTGAACGATACATTTTTTCTAAGTTGTGACCCTTTCTGATCTCACGATTACTTAGCTTATGTAGTGGAACTAGTTGTTGATTCTTCAATTCAAAGTAGCAGTCGGGTCTAAGCACGTTGTTAGACATCAAGCTGATGTTATGTGTGGTAATTATAGATTGACAGTCTAGTTTTGAAATCAAATCTACGACTCTTTTGGACAAAGAGAAGTGGTAATAAGCATCAAACTCATCAATGTATGCAAAAGAAATCTTTCCGGAAAGAAGCTTTAGATACCAAAAATAGAATATACCAAGTGACAATGTACCTGTGGATGCAACCAGTGAAAATTGAATATTTCTTCCATCGAAGACGAATTCAATAAATTCTTGCCCCGGTGGGCCTGACTTTTGGAGCTTACACTCTACACCTGACTCATTTAAAAACTTTTCAAAATCTTCTAACTTATCTTGTTCAATAATAGTCTGAGATATGCGTTTTGAATCAACAGGTTGCCCGTGATAATCCTTCATCCTACTTAGAGTTCTGAAGAATATCATTCCTTCAACAAACTCCATGAACTTGAAAAAAGTATCATTAATAGTACTTTTATCTAGCAAGGCATTCGAATTAACATATCTAACAGCTGAGACTTTGCGCTCTGTAAAATCATCTTTTAAACTATCATCACCATCAAAGTCATACTTAGCAATATTAGATTTCCTTCTATCAATATCTATAACTTTCCTACCATCAATAAAGAGCTCTTCATAGATAGCAGCATCACAGGCCTCTTTGCCGTATTTATATACGACATCAACGCCATCAATAGAAAATTCATATACGAATTCAGCTAGAGGGAGTGAAGTAAGAGCGCTTATATAATTTGAACGAAGTGAATCCATTATCGTGGGATCAGTGAGATGGCAAGTTATATCTAAAAGAGCTAAGCCCACATTAGATTTCCCTTGCCCGTTTTTCCCATAAATCATGGAGTGCTTAATAGTATTATCTACAACAACATGAGTGTTGAATTCAAAAGCTCTATCTGTCTTGAGGTCGAGTTCAAACCAATCACTAAAGTTTCTAAAGTTTTTGACCGCTAATTTTTTAAGCATATTGATGAACCAGTATTAAGTGTTTACGAAACTATAGCATGCTTTGATAGTGCCGTAAAAAAATTACGGCAGTAGGTTAAGCAGACGCTGATAGTTAGGTCGAATTTACCCCCGTGATACAACACGGGGGTTGGCTTCCTCCCGTCGCGCTCGTCCTCCTCAGTCTTCGTCGTCCTCACTTGTTGTCCGTCAGCACTGAAAAGAGATCCTTTTCGACACTCAAATGATCTTAAAGAAAGCCAGTGAAAACAAAAAAGCCTTACCGATGTGGCAAGGCCTTAAAGAGCGATTCTGGCAGGATGAGGGAGGGTGCTACTTAGATTAGCATTGGCAGTTAGAAACACTCGCCAGTTAAGACCTACGGACTAATAACCTCTACGATGTGGCTCGGTGCCTCGTTCGCGCTTCGCACTCTCTTTTCCCTGCGGGGCTAGTTAAAACAAACTTACATCAGCTCGACTCACTTCTGGTAAAGCGGCCGCAGCTGCGTAAGGCTTACATGTTATCAACTTCGACAGCTGGCCTCTGTTGAGCTTCAACAAGCAATCATCAATCCGGTCGTAAGTAATGTCATAAGCTTTTAGAAAGTTTTCATTCACAGAGTAGAACCCATCTAGGGCTTCTACCTCTATACTAACTTGCCGTTCGATAGAGCCGTTCTTAATCGAAAAATTTATACCCGTTACAAACGCTTTCTTAATCCCTTCAAAAGGAAGAACCTCCGCTATAGGAATATGAGAAAGACTGTCTTTGTCATTACCTTTACTGCTATCCCCACTAGAACGTACATTCCTAGTAGTTTCACTACTTTTACTAGCCAGAGTTTCATCTTGCTCAGGAACGGCAGCTGCAGGTGTTGCTTGTCCCGCTTCCTCCACCGTCTCAGTAGTTTCAAAATAACGATTGGATAAGTCATAGATTATGTACCCCAAACAGAAGATGGATAAAAGGAAAACCAAAATAGCTTTAGGACTACGAAAAAGCGTATTCATGGCGAGTTGTTGTTTCGCGCTGCCTGTCCCCGTAGATTTGTAAAGTAAGAAAGAGTCGAGAGGGATTTTTTGGTTGGTTAAGTTGACGTCCTTCTTTTTGGGGATGACCGGTGTTGATACCGATTTGTCATGCTTCAAAATATAGGGATTTCGTTTCGTCCAGAAAAACTGATCGCGCCCTTTGTGGAAGAAGTTCTGATTGGCACAGGCCTTAATACCTGAATCGATTTGCTTCCAGTCTGGTGAAAGCAACTCAATATCCCAATCATACTTCCGGTGTCTCATGAAACCCTCATTGAAGCTATGAGGATAGATAATTCTTCCTTCAGAATCGTATTCAGCAATCCCTCTATCATCGATTTCAGAATCCTGTAACTCGTCCATGTTCGCAGGGGTGTAACGAGAATTAAAAAAACGTTCGTAGTCTTTAGGTAATAGGCCGTCACGAGGCGATTGGGTGATGAAGTCAGACAAAGGTTTGTATTTCACTTTGCGAATATCAAAGCCGACGTTTTTAGAAAATATATCCTGACATTCATCAATAACGATAAGCGCGCCAATAGGACACCAACAGAAAAAGTGCGTCCAAAGATGAACACCGGATTCGTCCCTGGAGCCAATGCGAAAAAGTTTAGCCGTACTAGGAAACTGGATGTTAAAACGTTCTTCAATCACCGCTAAAGGCTGCATACCTTCCATGTTAGTTACAACGGTTCTACCTGCTTTTAGAGCTTGATAGATAGAGAAGTAAGCCGTGTATGCTGACTTGTATGAGCCATTTGCGCCCGTTCTAATAGTAATAGCCATTATCTAGAAAACCTCATGACTAAAGCGGTCGTGAAGAAGTTAGCCCAGACAGCTATCGCTTGGGGAAAACCAAACTTAAATGCATAAAATCTAAGCTCATCGGGCAGGGCATTAAAAACACTGGATAAGAGATCGTTAAAACCGATTTCTTGCAATAGGATTTGTGCCGAGTTGTAAGAAAGCTTTATAAACTCAAGTTCAGCTTTTAATTTCATCTTAATCATGAAAATCTGAATATATGAAAATAAATCTAATGTCATTTGGGGAATAGCTTTGAAGAAGTCAGAAATAAATGACATTTGAAAACTAATCCAATCAATAAAAGAATAAATATAATCCATAATTAATCCCTACCTAGCATTCTAATTCCTGACAATACAAACAGAAACATTATGACGGCTGAAATAATAGCCGCGTTATCCAGTAACGCAGTGAACACACCTGATTTGAAAGATTGTTCAGAACCATTAACCCTAAGATTTAAAGAGTGTTCTTTAAAAGTACCATCATTAAAAGAACTCGTATCAATAGAAAAAAGAGTTTTAAACTTATCCATTTCTTCTGTGACTTCTTGCTTAATTTCTATAACATCTTCCTGCAAATCAGATAATTCATGTTGATTAAATAAAAAACCCTCACCAGTAAATCCAGAACTAGAAACAGAGAAAGGCTTATCATTTGTAACAGCACCAATTAAATTATCAATCTTGCCCTCAACCCCAGACATATCACCAACTTCAAGGCCGTCGATTTTTGATGATAGGTCAGAAATACTAGATTCAACACCAGATAAATCAACTGAAGAATCATTGTTATTTATAGCGTCAACGATATTTGATTTATTTTGATCCATATGCTGATGAATACCATTAAAACTATTAAAAAGGCTATTAACACTGTACTGAACAGATTCAACAGACGCATCAACACTATGAAGTCTATTACTTAATACATTAAAGTTTTCTACAAGCAAATCAGTATTATCAACACCACCAGTAACATCAATATCAATATTATTTATTGCGTCTAAAATATTGGAAGTTTTATCATTAACAGATTGAGTCAGCGCACCAATAGAGCTATTAAAATCATTACGGCCGACATTACGTAAAGAAGCATCCCTTACAGTAGAAGCTAAAACGCTATTAGTAGATGCTAAAGTATTCAAAGCCGAACGCAAATTCTGACACTGAGCATCATCGGAATTACAATATAAGATATCTTGAACCTGAGCTAAGTCATCGTATACATCTTCAATAAAATCAGGAATACCATCTTTATTTTCATCTAAATCACTGACCTGATTATAATAAGGGTCGGGGTCTTCACCATTTTTTAACCCATCCCCATCCCAATCTTCATAATCATCATCGACACCGTTACCGTTTAAATCGGTACTTGTAGGAGCAGGGCCACAATTAAAAATATCTGTAGAAGCATAATCCCAACTACCAGTACAAACTGTATCTGGTTGAGGTGGGTTCACTTCACAAACTAAACTACCACTAGGAAGAAGAGACCGACTTGGAGAAGTATCTGAACATAACTTAACATTAAGTTGAGAGTACGTCCCTGAATAGGTCACATCAGCAGAGAGAACCGGAGAAGATAGAAAAACTAAAAAACAAAGGTATTGATATCGTTTCACCGTAAAACCCCAGATAAAAAAACGCCCCCATCAGGAGGCATTAATACCCGTATAAACACCGTATACGAATGACATAGACATAACCACCCCAAACAGGACGGTTACGACTTGAGAGATAATCTCCCCCATTAATTACCCATAGAGTTCATGATCGCACGAAGACCAAAGCCAATCGCAGCAAGACCAATAAGACCAACCACAACCAGACCGTAGTTAGACTGACCAGTGGTTACAGCATCATTGATAGCTGTTGTGATTGCCGTGTTATCAGCAAATGAAGAAGCAGATACAAATGCAGTAGAACCTAGAACCAATAGACGTTTTTTCATGATATTTCCTTTTTTAAGAGTGTGTTACTAAAAGTTGACCCTTAGCCTTTGCCAAGAGTTTTTAAGATTCGTCCTAGCACATGGCCAGAAACGAAAGATAATAAAATCCAACCTGAAACAGCGGTATAGAGCTCACTGTCGATGTTCAAAGATTGAGACGCAGAGACTAAATTGTTGTATTCAGAATCTGTGAGCATTACGAGCTGACAATCAAAGTCAGTTGACGTTCTCAAGTAACCTTGTTGAGTGGTCGTAATGCAGTTCATTGTTAAGCCTTACTTGAAGCGCTTTTTTGACGATTGAGAGAGCCAATTTCAGACAAAAGAAAGTCTCTTTTAACCTCTAAATCACGGATAGTTCTCGTTAGAAGCAAGCGGTCAATCCAATCAATTACAAACGAGCAAACACGACCAAATAGTGAGAACACGACTATGGTAATAATTAGGGCTTCAATCAGTGCATCCAAATCATTGCCAGTTAATTGATAAACGACCGTTTCCATAATTAAGCCTTATTAGCTTTCAAAAAGTTATCGAAGTGTTTTTTAATTTCTTCATCGACTGGAACAAGCTTGTTCACCAAGATATCAAGTGGATCATTTGGGTTAGCACCAAAGCTAAGTTCGTAGTCACGGTTAGCAACAAAAGCACGAGATTGGATAAGCTGACGAGCGTAGGCCACATCAATTTTCAACGCTTGTTTGTTGTATGGGATGTCAGTTGAGTAACCGATTCCAGTTTGCTGAAACTTCTCGTTATCGACTTCTTCAACGGCACGTAGGACAGACAGCTCAGCGAACTCCATATTAGATTTAGGGAAACGCTTGATAGCAATACCAGTTATTGTAGGCATATTCTTGACTCCAAAATTTCGATTTTCTGTTTAGTGTATTCGTCAGGAATACCTAACGAGGTTTCAAAGTTTGCGCGTCTATGATGCGTAGGAATGAGCATGCCAAAGGCTTCACCCAAATCACCGTCAGTCATGGCAACAACTTCAGACAGTGCCTTACCACATTGACGACGAACCCAAGCGATACGAGCGAAGAACTCAAGACCCGCTTTCTTTTTGTTAAGCTCAATCTTCATTGGTTCAGCAGGGTCGATACTGGCCGAAAAGTCACACAGACCAGCAAAGGCCGAAGCAGGCGAGGCGAGTAGTGCCAAATCGCACTTCTTCAATTCCACTTCATTTCGGTACCAAATTACTTCAGGGTCAGCGATGTTTTGCTCAAACTTCTTGTTGTACACACGCCAATAGATTGCAGAGGTACGAGAGCCAACAAGAACGGCTTCCTCTGATAATTCACCGGATTGTGAAACGCGCTTATGAGGAACCATTGTCGGACCACGACCACGAGAAGCAGTGCGAAATGCTCCCTCATAAAAACATTTCTCAGCATACTTACAGTCAAAGATTCCGGTGTAATCATCCACGCAGAGATCCAAACGGGCTAGGCGAGTGATACCCAACAGTGACAACCACCAATGCACCTGTTTGTGTGTGGTGAAGTCGAACAACTTAGCGCAACCCGTACCATTGATTTGCACGTAAACCGTATCGTTATTACCACCAACACCAACCAAGCCACATTCAATCGTTCCCGTAGAATCGTAAATCACCATCGAATCCTCATAACCATGTAAGCCACGGCCACGCATCGGAGAGATACGGAAGTTAAAGACTTTAGACATGAACTCATCAAACCTATCAGCCAAAACCTTACGACACTTGTTACGGTGTAACTCAATTGATTTCTCGATTGCTTCTGGTGAGTTAAGGCGACCGTTAACGCTTTGCTTTTTAAACTCAGGAAACTGCATGTTGATAAAGTCTTGTTCGTTAGAACTATCTAAGTGTCTAAGCGAACCGTAAGAAAATGAAAACGCTAAGTGATCCACTTGAACCGGACGAATTTCATCATGGAACTTATGAGGCTTTTTAGATGGCATGGAACACACCCTTAACCAAAAGCTCTTGGTAGTTCTCATCTGTGATTTCAACAACCTGAAATGACACCATGCCGTAGTGAGCTTCCATGAATTGGAAGAACTCGCGCGGAGTCTTAAAGAAATTATGACCCCAAGGAAAATAGGCGTTGATACCGTGATTGGGTTCGTTGTCGAAGTAGATAGAGTCCATGACTAAGCCTCTGATGCTTCAATCTTGGCATTGACGACATCAATTAAGCGTCTTGTCATTTCACAATCAGCAGTGGCTCGATGTGCTTTTAAATCTGAGTTATCAATACCTTGTTGAACACAAGCATTAGACAAAGATTGCCACTTAAAATCACACTGGTTCTCATTGATTTCACCATAAAACTCAGCGTACCAATGCATTACACAATGTGTCTTAGAGCCAATTGATTGAAGAAATAAACGATAGCTTTCAACAGCATCAGATGATGCACCTGAATATTTGAAAGACTGGAACAACAAACGAAGGTCAAAAGCTTCGTTATAGATAAGCAAAGAATCACAAGAGGACAAAAGTGATTCGAGAGTTTGTTTCACCTCTGAAAAAATAGGTTTCCCAGTAACATCTTGAGAAGTAATGCCATGAATAGCCGACGCGTCTGACGGGATAGGTTTAACTGGGTCTATCAATGAATTGAAAAGAACGTTACCTGAATAAGCACAGATAAGAGAAACCTCGACAACTTCAGAAAATCTATCCAAACCAGTAGTTTCAGTATCCAGAATAATAGCGTTTTGAGTATTCAGTTTTTTCATAACAACCACCTTGACTGATTATTGAGAATTGGAGTGACCATCTAAGCCGAGCTATAAGCGTCAAGGGCAAACAGCCCAAACCTAGACAGTCAAAACGAGTTAATCCCGATTTGCGTATAATCATAGTGTACAAATATCGGGTTTGTAAATCGCCCAAAATCGGGTCTAGTGATATAAACTTAGTGAAAATGGAGGGTCACCATGTATCAAGAAAAATTATTAGATGCCTATAAACAGGCTCAAAATTACGTACAAGACAAACAAATTGCCCACGATTTGAATATAAGTAATCAGAAGATTAGTAAAATCAGAAATGGTGAGCGCTATCTAACTGAAACTGAAGCACTTTTTATAGCTGAAAGAATTGGTTTGTCAGAGGAAGAAGTCTTAGTGTATTTAGCCGCTGACCGCAGCAAGAATCACAAGGCTCAAGTAGCTTGGCAGAACATAGCAAAAAAGTTTAACGGGCTTAATATGTCAGGCGTTTCAATGGCTTGTGGTGGATTAGCGTTATGGATGATGCCCACTCAAGAAGCACTAGCCAACTGCGTATTATGGGTCTAAATTATGTTTAGAGGTTTGCTGAAAGCCTGAATGAAATCAAACGTGGGCGAGGGATATGCTCAATTAGAAAGGTCAGCTTGCTGGCCTTTTTTAATGCTCATCGTGAGAATCGTTTTACGATTGAAGCCCGTAATATAATTTGCATAATACGCATATGATTTATATTCATCTAAACACTTGTTTTTTTGTACAGAAACCCCATCTAAGTTAATGATATTTCACATTAACGGGAGAACGAAAATGTCAAACGAGCGTATAACTTTTAAACCAACTATTGAACAATACAATGCATTTTCTAATGAGCCTGAAGTTCAAAGAATGTTTGCTGTTGCAGCTGCATTGGAGTTAATTCAAGCAGATGTCACGGGGTCTACTGAGAATAAGACTAACGGTCTTCTAAACTCTCATATGGAACAGCTTTCTAGTTATGCTGACCATATTCAAGAAGCGCTTAAGGTTGAGAAGTAACTTAAGAAGCTCGATTTGGTCTGCTATATGCGTGCATGTAGAGATCAAATGAGCCGACAAGCGTAGCGCGTCAGAGGACAAGCCCAACTTCATCGCTGGGCTTTTTTTATTGCTTGGTATATAAGGGAACTATCCAACCCCCCAATCATGATGAGAGAGAGGCAGGTTTTGGGAGGCAAGCGTAGCGCGCAAAACTGGCTCTCTCAGGTTCGGGTTCCTGTTACACCCGAACTAACTCCGGAATACCGGAATCCGCTATAAGATATTAAGAACCTCATTACCTTCAGAATCGACATCTTTACTGTCTAACAAACTCTTCAAAAAGTATTGGTGATCAGGAACTTGTTCCCAAACTCTCAATGCAATCATCCCAGAATCAGCTCCAGCTTTAGACATGTTTATGATGAACGAGTTGAGTGTCATCTTACTATCCAATTTACCGTTACAAATCTCATCAGAAGTAATACCTAACACTTTAGCAAGCTTACTTATCTTAGTTGCTTTAGGTTCAGTCGTATCATTTTCCCATTTCAAGTAAGTCTGCTTAGTCACTCCGACTAAACGAGCCACTTCTGGTTGGGATAGGTTTTTTAACGCTCTAGCTTCTTTAAGTACAGAACCAATCATC